TCTATTGATTATGAAATAGATATCAATGGTGATCTTAAAAAAGTAGCTTAATAATAATAAACACTAGCCCCCCTTAGCTTTTAGCTTTGGGGGGTTTTTTTATATCTAAATTAAACTTGTTTTGATCTGGGTTTCCTTAGCTTTCTATAGTTACAAAATTTCCCATTATATCCCCAAATAAATCTAGGGAACCCCAAATTATCCCCAGTATAAATTTTTATATTCCTATTTTAGCTTAGATATCCTTAGGGGATACGCAGGTGCCATAGCCCCCCTGCTATACTATACATATACACTCACCATAAAATCCAGGTTTCCCCCGTTAACCCCCTGGTGGCCAGAATATAGGGGATATTATTCTGTAGAAATAGCTATAAATCCCCTGACAATAACCTAGGGGAATGTAAATGTAGGTACTATATGAGTGTAACGCCTCCCCTAGGGGGATTAATTATATTATACACCTCATCATCAATTTTGTCAATAGAAAAATTAACCCAAATGAAAAAAAAGTACTTGACAAAATTGTTAATCACGCTATAATATAATAGATAGACCTAAATATAAATCAAAGGGACACACATACTCAGAATATAGCAATATATACAGGGTCATCACTGATTTATATTTACATAAATTGGTACCAATTAACAACTTTAAGATAATTATGGCAAAAAAATACGGAACAACTACACTAAGTGGAGCTGACAAAGAAAAAAGAACTCCTAAGTTCTTAAGAAATATCTTTGAAAGCCCTAAAAAGAAAGCAGAAAGATTGTCTACAGCATCTGGTAAAGCAAACACAGCTGCATCTAAGAAGATGTATGCTGCTGAAAGTATGTTCAAAGCTAAAATGGACAGAAAAGCTGCTGATACTAGAGATACTGCTAAGACAAAGAAAGGCCCAGTTACTCCAATGACAGCTAGAGACAGAGCTAAAACTAGAATTGCACCTAAAGGTAGCATCAAAGACCCTAGAAAAGCTCTAGATGCAGAGACTAGAAAGTCTTACAAGAAAAGAATAGACTACATGGAGAAAAGAAAAGCTGCTGGTAAAAACTATTCTAAGAAAAACTTAGCGGATTTAAAAGCAAAACTAAAATAAACTTGAAAAGTTCAGTATTTAATTTACCGTTCAAAGAGTTTATGGAGATAATTAATGCAAACAATGGATTCTTCTATAGTTCCAAGTCAAAAGAAAAACTTAACAGACATGCAAGAGAAATTTCTAGATGTCCTGTTCGGGGAGGCAAAGGGCGATCCCAAGAGGGCGGCAGAGCTAGCAGGGTATTCAAAACATAGTTATCCTAAAGTTGTTAGAAATTTAAAAAAAGAAATAACTGAATTAGCAGAAAACCACTTATCCACACATTCTGCTAAGGCAGCAACCAGACTCACCGATTTGCTAGACGAGGATGGCACAACTCCACACGCTAGTGTCCGTCTAGCAGCTGCCACTAATATATTGGATAGAGTGGGGATTGTAAAAAAAGATCAACTAGATATAAATATGAAAGCTATGCATGGAATATTTATATTACCAGCTAAAGATGGAAATAATGACAACAAAGAATAAATTTAATAAAAAAGAAAAGAAAAAAGATTCATCACCAAAGAAATATAAATTTGGTAGAGACGAAAGTAAAAACAATATTAAAGATTTACCTAAAGGTTTAAGAGTAGATACTACAACAGGTATGGGTGCTAACATATTTACAATCCCAAAGAAAAAACCTACTAAGAAAAAAAGTGGAACCAGTAAGAATAAAAAAAAGAACTAGGCAAATTCCATTTGGTTTTAAACAATCTGATACTCACCAAGATTATATAGAACCTATTAAAGAAGAATTAGAAGCTCTTGATCAAGCAAAGAAATATTTAAAGACTTGTTCATATAGAGAAACTGCTCAATGGCTACACAGAAAAACAGGAAGATATATATCGCATGTCGGACTTAGAAAAAGAGTTACCAGAGGTACAGCCTCCGAAACCGAAGCAGAAAAGCAAACAGAAAGCCAAGAGATCAGTCAAACAGATTCTAGCAACCAAGCGTAAGAAAGTTGCTCAAGCAGAACAAACTTTGCGTTCAGCAAAGCAAGCTGCAGAAAATACCAAAAAGAAATTGTTAACCATTAACAAAGCTCTTACTGGTAAAGAAACACAACTACTTACGGAAGATATAATCGAGAGTGCTCCTAAGACAATACAAGAGCATGTAAAATCGCAAGAAGTTATCTTTAAGCCAAACGGTGGCCCACAAACAGAATTTCTTGCAGCTTCAGAGAGAGAAGTATTTTACGGAGGAGCAAGAGGTGGAGGCAAGTCTTATGCCATGCTAGTAGATCCACTTCGTTATTGTTCTAAGCCTCATCATAGAGCACTTCTAATTAGAAGGACTATGCCTGAGTTAAGAGATTTAATTAGTAAATCTCAATTACTCTACTCCAAAGCATATCCAGGAGCAAAATGGAGAGAACAAGAAAAAGAGTGGCGATTCCCATCGGGAGCAAAGATAGAGTTTGGTTACGCAGAGAACATGACAGACGTTTTACGTTACCAAGGTCAATCATACACATGGATAGGAATAGACGAACTTCCTCAATATCCTTCGCCAGATATATATAATTTTTTAAGATCTTCTTTAAGATCTGTTGATAAGGACATACCTGTCTATTTAAGAGCTACAGGCAACCCAGGTAACATTGGATCACAATGGGTAAAAGAAATGTTTGTAGATCCTGCAGAACCTAACTCTGCATTTGAAATAAAAATAGATACACCTGTCGGAGTAAAAACTATCACTCGTAGATTTATTCCTGCAAAGTTACAAGACAATCCTTATCTGATGCAAACAGATGACTACTACGCTATGCTTGCATCTTTACCTGATATACAGCGTAAACAATTTTTAGATGGAGATTGGGATGCTTATGAAGATTCAGCGTTTCCTGAGTTTAGCAAAACAACACATGTTGTTGAACCCTTTGAAATTCCTAAAGGATGGTATAAGTTTCGTGCTGCTGACTGGGGTTATTCTTCTCCTGCTTGTGTGTTATGGTTTGCTGTTGATTACAATAATAATCTGTGGCTCTATAGAGAGTTATATACTTCCAAAGTTACGGCAGATATTTTCGCAAGACAAGTCTTAGAATTAGAATCAGGTGAGTATATTCAATATGGTGTACTCGATTCAAGTACCTGGGCAAAGAGAGGTGATGTAGGCCCAAGCATTGCAGAGACAATGATTCAACAAGGATGTCGTTGGAGACAATCAGATAGATCACCTAAAAGTAGAATTAGTGGTAAATTAGAAATACACAAACGTTTATTAATTAATGATAAAGAACCAGGACTTAGAATATTTAAGAACTGTAGAAATTTAATTAGAACGATAAGTACTTTACCTACAGATAAGAAGAACCCCGAAGACGTTGATACAAATGCTGAAGATCATGCATATGATGCATTACGTTACGGATGTATGAGTAGACCCATGCACCCCAAATATGCACAAAGATTTAAACCCTTGTTTACCCCTGAGTTTAAACCAGCTGATAACAAATTCGGATATTAATGGAATTACCTACACACAATTATTTTTTATGGGGGCCTTATCTAACTAAGATGAAAGTAGATGAGATCCTATGTGAAAAACTTTTAACTGATGGAAGAGAACTAAGAACATCTCATAGAAATCATCTAGCAGGAAAAATAGAAAAAGAATTTAAATACGATAATTTAAAATATTATCAAAAACAATTTCAACCTTATATAGATTCATGGATACATGGATGGTATAGACAACTTGGTTCTCATGTTGCAGTTACAGGAAAGTTAGTTAGTTTATGGATTAACTTTCAAAAAGCAAAAGAACATAATCCACCTCATATACATCCAGGTGCTGATGTTTCATTTGCATTACATTTAAATGCACCATTAGAAATGATTGGAGAGAAACAAGACACTACAGGAATTGCACCAGGTAGATTATCTTTTTTGTATGGTGAAGAAAGACCACATACAATAGCTGAAAGATCATTTACTCCAGAGAAGAATGTAATGTTTATGTTTCCAGCAAACTTAAGACATTATGTATCTTCATTTAATTCTGATGTAGAAAGAATATCTGTAGCAGGTAACGTAAAATTTGAATATGCAAAGTAAAAGAAAATTACCAGAGATTCAAAAAAAGTTTTTTCCATATGATTTAGTATTAGCATATTGGGAAGATATCATTGCAGATTGCTCATGGATTGATCTTAATGATATAAAAAAATCCACAACTGCCATATGTTGCACGGTTGGATGGTTAATAAAACAAGATGAGAATGTGACTATACTAATGTCAGATTTTAATTTTGAAAATGACAAAGAAGTAAAGCAAGGTGGTGGACATACTACCATACCAACTAAAAATATATTAAAAATAAAAAAGATAAAAATATAGGAGACAGCAATGGAAATGAAATTTGATCCAAAAGCTAAAGTACAACAAGGTCAATTAAGTGATGCACCTGAAGGCAAACAGCCTAACAGAGAATCAGTTAATATTGATTTTGAAAAACATGCACCTGGAAAATACAAGTCTGCTAATTACTTAGCAGATAATGATGTACCTACTAAGTCAGGTTCAGAGCATGTTCAAGATAGCTTATTTAACATGGCAAACGAAAAAGATTATTAATTAATAGGAGGGCAAACCCAATGATGAAAAGATATAAGCACGGAGAACTTGCACCTGATGTAGCAAAAAGACCAAACGATAAATTAGCAATAGACCCTAATTCAAAAGTAACACAAGGTTCTACTGCTGGTGATGGTAATGATACAAAAGGTAAGTCAAAATCAAAAGTAGATCCAGCAATCTTTAGAATGGCTGAAGAAAGAGATTATTAGTTTTGATGGAAGAAGATAAAGAAAAGAATGGCGGATACGAATCCGAGAATAACGCTTTAGTTGGTTTAGTACGATCTAAGTTTCAAGAAGCAGAGACAGCAAAAGTCTATGATGAAAAAAGATGGTTGCAGTCTTACAGAAACTATAGAGGATTGTATGGGCCAGAAATGGCATTTAGAGACAATGAAAAGTCTAGAGTATTTGTTAAGATAACAAAGACTAAAGTACTTGCATCATTTGGTCAAATTATAGAAGTTCTTTTCTCTCAAGGTAAATTTCCTTTAGGTATTAGCCCAACTTCTGTAACTGAAGGAATTGCTGAAAAAGCCCATTTAAAAAATCCGCAAGAGCAACAAATGGAATCCCAATCTCCAGAAGAGATGGATCCATATGGTTTTCCTGGTGATGGTAAAGAAGTACCACCTGGAACAACTGCTACAGAATTAATGCGAGATCTTGCACAAGAGTATAAAAACTTAGGATTTGAAGACGGGCCATCTAGTACTGGTACACCACAAATTGAACCTGCACAGTTAGCTGCAGAGGCAATGCAAAAATTAATACATGATCAATTAGAAGAAAGTAAAGCTATTACAGTTTTAAGACATGTATTTTTTGAGATGGCATTATTAGGTACAGGTATTTTAAAAGGGCCTTTTACAGATGCTAAAACATATAATAGTTATGATACTTCTGAAGATGAAGAAGGTAATATAACTAAAGTACAAATTTCAAAAACTAAATCAGTTCCATCTATTGAAGCTGTATCATGTTGGGATTTTTATCCAGATCCAAATGCTACAAGCATTCATGATTGTGATTATGTAATTCAAAGACATTCTTTTAACAAACAACAGTTAGAAGATTTATCTGAAAAGCCTATGTTTAACAAAGAGGCTATTCAAGAATGTTTAGAGATGGGGCCAAACTATCAAACAAGAGGATTTGAATCTTCATTGTATGATAGAGAAAATGTTACAAGTATTTATAAAAATAGATACGAAGTATTAGAATACTGGGGAACAATTGATAGAAAAACTGCAGATGAATGTGGTGTATATTATTCAACTGATTCTGAAGTAATACATGTTAATGTATGGATATGTGGTGGTAAAGTTTTAAGAATGGTAGAGAATCCATTTACACCAAAACGTATTCCATATTTAGTATGCCCATATGAATTAAATCCATATCAATTCTTTGGAGTAGGTATTCCAGAAAATATGGAAGACTCACAGATGGTTATGAATGGTCATGCAAGAATGGCTATTGATAACTTAGCACTAGCAGGTAACTTAGTATTTGATGTTGACGAAACTATGCTAGTTCCAGGACAAGATATGAAAGTATTTCCTGGTAAAATATTTAGAAGACAAAGTGGACAAACAGGTCAAGCAGTGCATGGAGTTAAGTTTCCAAATACTGCACAAGAAAACTTACAAATGTTTGATAAGTTTAGACAGTTAGCTGATGAGTCTACAGGTATACCATCATACTCACATGGTACTACAGGTGTTCAGTCTACAACTAGAACTGCATCTGGTATGTCTATGTTGATGGGTGCTGCTGCACTAAGTATTAAAACAGTTATAAAAAATATTGACGACTATCTTTTGAAACCCCTTGGAGAATCTTTATATCATTGGAACATGCAATTTAATGAAGAGTCTCCTAACATAAAAGGTGATCTGGAAGTAAAAGCACAAGGGACTTCGTCTCTAATGCAGAAAGAAGTTAGATCACAAAGACTAATTACATTTATGCAAACTGCATCTAATCCTGCACTTGCACCATTTGTAAAATGGCATACTTGTTTAAAAGAAATTGCTAAGTCTTTAGATATAGATCCAGATCAATTAATTAATGATCCAGAAAAAGCTGCGATCTATGCAAACATAATGGGGATGGCAAATGGAAATCAAAACAATACAGCCTCTGCTGGAGGACAAGGTCAAATGGGACAGACTGGAGAAGTACCTACTGGAGCTTCGCCAACAGATCCAACAGGAGCTGGAGGTGGCAACATCGGAACAGGTAATGTACCGATGCCAGGGGAAGCTGGCTTTAGTTCGCCAAATCTTGAACCTGAAGGAAGCAAACAAACGCAATAAGGAATAATATGGCAACAACTTTTGATGTAAATAGAATTGGTGGTGGAACTTTTGAACTAGTACAAGATCCATCTACAGGACAATACTCTTATAAAAAAGTTGGATTTAATCCTGTTAAAAGTTTAACAATACCTGATTTAGGTACAGCAACAACTGCTGCAGCTACTACTACTGAGACTAAAAAAGATACAGCTGATATAAGTAAACCTTTTGAGCAGTTAGCTAAACAGACAAGTGGTAGAGATGACACAATAGATTATACAGGTCAAATGCTAAAAGATGCTAGAAAGATTGATCCACAGTTACAAATGACTAGGGATAATTTAACTAGTTCATTTATAGGTGAAGAAAGACCAACTAAAACTTATTCTGAACAATTAGCAGATTTACAAAGACCGCCTATGCTTGGAGACACTGGTGGTAGTATGGATCAAATGTCTGGTGCAACTACATATCAAGATGCTATTATGAGAGGTGGAGTTGGTGTTAAAGCTGCTGAAAAAAGAGGGCCAGGTATATTTACAGATAAAAAACCTTTAGGCAGTCCATTTAAAGCATTTGATGCATCAGTTAAAAGTGGTGTAATTAGTAGACCAGAGTATACATCTACTACTCCCGAAGCTAGAGCAGCTATGACTTCAGATGCTGCACAACTAGGAATTAGTGAAGTAGAGTCTACTCAACCAACTATAGGTTCTTTTGGAACTGACCCTACAGCTGCAAATAGATTTAGAGGTGTATCACAAATGGGTGCACTAGCAGGTGAAGGAGAGAAAGAAGATGTTAAGCCAGAACCAACTGCACTTAAAAAAGTTAGTACAGGTTTAAAAAGTTTAAGTGAAAGTGTAGGTAGAGTAGTATCTAGTGGGCCTGTAGCTCAGATTGCTAGAGCCATAGGAAAACCAGTAGGTGAATCTGCAGGAGCTGTAGCTTTTAATAAAACATATTTTAATGTTAGAGGTGGAAGCACAGACGGACAAAGAATAGCTGGTAATCCTGCAACAGATTTATATGCAGGTATGAATAGAACTTCTAAGTTTGGCAATTTAGAAAAAGCTGGTGATAAAAGAATTTCAACTAGAGAAGCAACTATTGCTAAAAAAGGTTATACTAAAGACGGTAAAGGTGCAGACTTTATTGCTAAAACTGAAAAAATGAAAGCTGATGCATCAAAATACAAAGCAGCAAAACAAAAAGCTACTCAAGGGCCTGCAGGTGGAGCAACTACTGGAGGTGGTGGCAATGGTGGCGGAGGCGGAGGATCTTCTAGAGTTATATGTACAGATCTACATAGAACAAAAGAATTATCTACTAGAGATTGGGTAAGAGATACAAAATTTACATTTAAAAAGTTATCTATAAAACATGTTAAAGGTTATTTACTTTGGGCAGAACCAACTGTAAGACACATACAAAAATATCCTAGATACAGAAAAATATGGAAACATATTGCACAGCATAGAGCAAATGATATTGCATGGAGATTAAATGAAGGTAAATTTGATTTATTAGGAAGAATCTATGCAGGTATTGGAGAACCTTTGTGTTGGATGCTAGGTAATTTTGTAAGTGATAAACAAATTAATAGATATAATCTATCACATTGGAGAAGAATATAATGGCAATAGAAGCAGGAAATAAAGTTAGTACAACTGGGTTAGTAGGTAAAAAACCATTTACTCCAAAGGCTCCAGATATGAGTAGAATGAAAGTGCCTGAAACTATGCAGCCAAAAAGAATTAAACCTACTGAAACAAGAGTAGCACCTCCGCAACCTACAGAACAAGTAGCAGACAAAATTCAATCTCTAACAGATGAAGATAAAATTGTATTAGATACAGTCTTAGCTCCATCTGTTGCAATGGTTCTTAAAAAGATTGCACCAGAAGCTGGTGATTTAATAGATCAGTTTACAGGTGCAGAAGAGAACGTAGTTTTACCAGTATCAGTTGTAAAAAACTTTGCAACTAAAAGATACGGTGGAGCAGATGAAGGAGATGCTGTAGAAAGTTTTATAGCAGATCTTTCAGCTACACAAGAGATGGATCAACAACCTGTGCCACCTGAAGAAGATCAGTACGAAGCAATAGATACTGAACAAATCTAATTCAGCCCACAACAATTATGGAATCGAGCTACCCTTATCCATAAGGCACTCAACCCAATAGGTAAAAATAATGGAAGAAGAAAAAAAAGTTTCCGAAGAGAAACAAGTTAAAGTACCCAATGCAAATCCTTATAATAAAGACAGAGGTGGAGAAGATGCCGAAGTTGAAGCATTTGCAAAAGGTGAGTTAGCTAAATATCAAAGGGAACAAAGAGAAAAAGAAGCAATCGCAGCAACCGAACAGAAGGACACCGATGCATCTGAAGAGACTGCAGATCAAACAGATAATCAGGCTACTCCTATCGCTGAACGCCCTGCTAGAGCTGAAGATAGAGTCTTTAAGAAACGTTATGACGATTTGAAAAGACACTATGATTCTACTATTCAAAAACACAAGGACGAATTGGAATCTTTGCGTAACAGATTAGAATCAGGAAACTCGCAATTTAATCCTCCTAAATCTAAAGAAGAATTAGATGCATGGAGAAAAGAGTACCCCGATGTATATGATATGGTTGAAACCATAGCTATAGAAAAGGCAACTACTCAAACTGCAGAACTTGAAGATAAATATAAAAATCTAAAAGTGCAACAAGAGCAAATTGCAAAAGAAAAAGCAGAAGTAGAACTTTTAAAACTACACCCAGACTTTAATGAATTAAGACAACAAGATTCATTTCATGAATGGGCTGAAAGACAGGATCCTACTATACAAGGTTGGCTGTATGAAAATACATCTAATGCAACATTAGCTGCTAGAGCAATTGATTTATATAAAATGGATCAAGGCATTAGTAAGTTAAGTAAAAAGCAGGAATCTAATGTTAAGAAAGAAGCTGCTAAAGCAATTTCTAAAACAAAGAAGAGTACTGAAACTGATATACCTCAGAAGAAAATTTGGACTGCAACTGAAATTTCTAAACTAAAAGCTCATGAATTTGAGAAACTAGAATCAGAAATTGATCTTGCTCGTTTAGAAGGTAGAATTGAACAACGTTAAACAATCAACTAAACTAAACTAAAGGAGGGTACAACCATGGCTTTTGGAAGTGCTGGTGGATATTCGAACTTACCTTCAGGTAATTTCACTCCACAAATTTTTAGTCAGAAGGTTCAAAAATTCTTCAGAAGAGCATCAGTGGTAGAAGATATTACTAACACTGATTACGCTGGAGAAATTGAAAATTTTGGCGATACTGTTAAAATAATAAAAGAACCAACAATCACTGTTGCAGATTATGCAAGAGGTACAGCTGTATCTACACAAGACTTAGCTGATGACCAAATCACTATGACAGTTGATCAAGGTTCATACTTTGCTTTTAAAGTAGATGATATTGAAGAAAGACAATCTCATGTTAACTTTGAAGCTCTTGCAACCTCTTCAGGTGCATACTCATTAAAGAAAAACTATGACTACAATGTATTGAAGTTTATCTATGATAACGCTTCTACATCTGCAAGTGATACAGGAACTGATGGTTCACCAATTGATGGTGATGCAGCAGCTGATACTCTAGCAGACGTTGTGTCAGCAGCTAAAAAAGTTCTTGACAAAAATGATGTGCCAGAAGAAAATAGATGGTTAGTTGCACCACCTGAATTTTTTGAGCAATTAAGAAAATCAGGTGCTAAACTTTCTGACCAATCAGTAATGGCTGATGGCGGTGCATCTCAAATCAGAAATGGTCTTGTTACAGACAGACCGTTATTTGGTTTTAACATGTACTCAACAAATGCTATTGCAGTGTCTAGTGGATCTGCAGCATCTCATACTTTTGGCTCTTCAGGATCAAATGAGTTTGCATTTTTATACGGACATGCGTCAGGAGTTGCAACTGTAAATCACATTGCAAAAACTGAATTAATCAGAGACCCTGATTCATTCGCTGACGTAGTCAGAGGCTTACACGTTTTCGGAAGAAAAATTCTTAGAGACGAAGCAGTAAGATCTGGCGTAATTACAATCGGTTAATTTTAGGAGGAAATAAAATATGACTGCTTATAATAGTTCAAACACAAACAGATTGATCAAAGCATCATCTGATCAAGTGAGAGTTATGTCAGAGGTTGTAGATTTTTCTTCTACAACTAATGCTGCTACTGACACTTTTGATGTTATTGGTATTCCTGCAAATACTTTAGTACTTTCTGCAGGTGTAGATGTTCTTACTGCAGGTACTGGAACAGGTACAATTGCTATAGGAGACTCTGGAGATGCCGATCAATATGTTGACGAAGTCGCACCAACTAGTACTGGGCAACAAACATTGTTAAACGCACCTGAAGCATATTCAGCTGCTGATGACATTAGAATAACTGTTGCTACTGCTGCTGTTAATGCGAAAGTAAGAGTATGGGCAACTATGATGTCACTTGATAAAGGTGGATCAGACGCTGATACAGACTCACAAAACGTAACATTTAGTTAATAGCTAATTATCTTGGGGGGAGCAATCCCCCCTTGATTTAACAGGAGAATAAATGTCAACAACATATTTAACTTTAACAAACAGAACATTAAGAGAACTTAACGAAATTGAATTAACTTCTGCTAACTTTGCTTCAAGTAGAGGTATTCAGACTGCAGTTAAAGATTTTATAAACAAATCAATACATGACATTTATAATGAAACAGGTGAGATACCTTTGCTATATGCAAGAACTACACAGAATTTAGAAATAGGTGATAATGAATATGATTTTCCTGCAGACTTTAGAAAAGCAGATATGGATTCATTTTCAATTGGGCCAAAAGAATTAGTTACTAACGGAGAGTTTACATCTAATATAAATAATTGGACAACTCAAAGTGGATCACCAGCATACTCTAGTTTAGGCAATGGTAGATTAAGTTTAAGTAATGCATCTGCATCACAATCCCTTTCTACAGTTGTAAACAAAACTTATAAACTACAGGTTAGAGTTTTAAACTCAAATGCAAATTCAGACACACTTGATGTAGCTGTTGGTACAAGTGCAGGTGGTACACAAAATAAAAGTAGTAGTATAATAGTTACTAACTATGGAGAAGGTAAAATTTTAAACACTACATTTACTGCAACTGCTACAACTACACACATACAATTATCTACAACTGGAGATTTTACAGTTGATTATGTAAGAATATCTAGAAATGATATACTAAACAGAAAGATGACATATGTATCTTACGATAATTATATACAAAATTATAAACCTACTGATGATACAAATAATAGTGGTAATTATGCAAACCCATTAAGAGTTTATATATTACCAAATCATTCTACATTTGGTGTAAGCCCAAGACCAAATAGTAATGAGTTTGCAGTAAATTATATTTATTATACAACACATACAGATTTATCTGCTCATGGAGATACAATGAGTTTACCAGATAGATTTGGAACATTAATTATAGATAGAGCAAAATATTACACATACATGTTAAGATCTGATCCTCAACATGCACAATTAGCTGATAGAGACTTTCAAAGAAAATTAAGACTATTGAAAGTAGATTACGCAACTAAAAATGATTACATGAGAACAGACACAATAGCAGAAAGTATTTCATTAAACATAGGAGGCAGAGTTAACTAATGGCTATTAGAGAAGATAATAAAAAAGTTCAAGATAATATGAATTATCAAACAGATAAATTTAAAATGCAAGGTAGAGATAAAGAAGAACCTATAAGAAAAGCAGATCTGTCTGATAAATTAAATACTAAACAGATTAATGATTATATTGATAAATACAAAAAAGGTGAAGATGTATCTGATATAATTAGAGATTTAAATTTTAACGAATTAGAAACACTAAGAAGATTAGCAGATAAGAAAATTACATCATAATGCCATCTACTGATTTAATATCACCATTCGTAGTTAGTTGTGCAGGGGGTTTAACACTTAATAAAGATGTGTTTTCTATGGCTCCTGGTGAAGCACTTATATTACGTAATTTTGAACCAGATATTAAAGGTGGATATAGACGAGTTAACGGTACAGCATTATATAATACTACAATTGTACCACAAGGATCTAGTAATACAAGTCTAGTTATAGATTGTGCAATTGTATTTAATGGGCAAATAATTGTAGCTAGAGGTGGTGATATACATAGAGGTACAACTTCAGGTAGTTGGACAAGTTTAACTACAGGTTTAGGTACATCTACTAGAGCATATGATTTTGAAAAGTATAACTTTAATGGTACTGATAAAGTAATTATAGCAACAGGACATTCAGCTGCACAATCAATTAATTCTAGTTTTGCTGTAGATCCTATTAATGCAACAGGTGGTGGTACAGCTCCTACAAATCCTAAGTTTGTAAAAGCATTTAAAAATCATATGTTTTATGCAGGTGCAACTAACTCACAAGAAGTTATATTTAGTGCACCTTTTTCTGAAGATGATTTTAATACAGCTGATGGTGCAGGATCATTTAAAGTTGACTCTGAAGTAGTTGGATTAAAAGTATTTAGGGATGAATTATTTATATTTTGTCAAGATAGAATTTATAAATTATTAGGTTCTACACTAAGTGATTTTGCAGTACAAGAAGTTACAAGAAATATTGGTTGTAGAGATGGCGGTAGTATTCAAGAGATTGGTGGTGATGTTATATTTTTAGCACCAGATGGACTAAGAACTATTGCTGGTACAGCTAGAATTGGTGACGTTGAACTTGGCTCTGTATCTAGACAGATACAAGCTAGAATTGATGATATAGGACATGACAGAGTTACATCATTAGTTATCAGAGATAAATCACAATATAGATTATTTTATCCTACAACAAATGGTTCTCAATCATCATCAAAAGGAATTATAGGTGTATTAAAAAATAACCCTAATACAGGACAGATTGGTTTTGAATATTCAGATATGGTAGGAATTAAACCTGCATGTACAGATTCTGATTTTATTTCACAAACTGAAACACAAGTATTTGGGGGGTTTGATGGATATATTTATAAAATGGAAGTAGGTAATACATTTGCTAATGCTGGAAATACAGATACAATTGTAGCAACATACAGATCTCCAGATATGGTATTAGGTGATCCTGGTTTAAGAAAATATATGCAAAGGGTTAATTTAAACTATGAAGGAGAAGGTACTTCAGTTAATGCGGACTTAGCAATTAGATATGACTACGATAGTCAAGATACACCACAACCGAATAAAATAAGTTTAACATCAGCAGGTGGTGCAGCTTTATATGGTACAGCTATCTATGGCAGTGCATTATATGGAGCATCAGGTACACCACTTATAAGACAAACAGTAGAAGGATCTGGATTTGCAGTAGCTTTGAAAATAGATGATAGAAATCAAACAGATGCATTTTCAGTTAAAGGATTTCAACTAGAATTTACTCCAGGAGGAAGAAGATAATGGCAGGATATAGTGCACGACAATCAACATACACAACAGGTGATACGATTGCAGCTGCAGATACTAATGATGAGTTTAATCAGTTATTAGCTGCATTTAATGCAACAACAGGACATACGCATGATGGCACTGCGGGTGATGGTGGGCCTGTATCTACTTTAAGAGATTCAAGTGGTTTTAACAAAGTAGTAATTGACAATAGCAATAATCATTTAGAGTTTTATGTAAATGTATCTTCTTCTGCAGTTGAACAAGTTAAAATTCAAGATGGTGCTATAGTTCCTGTAACAGATAATGATATAGATTTAGGTACATCTAGTTTAGAATTTAAAGATGCATTTTTTGATGGTACAGTTACAACTGATGCTGCTAGCATTGCAAGTTTAGTTTTAGCATCTGGTGCTACAGTAACAGCTATTAATGATGAAGATGATATGTCATCTAATAGTGCTACTGCACTGGCAACTCAACAATCAATTAAAGCATATGTAGATTCACAGGTAACTGCACAAGATTTAGATTTAACATCAGATAGTGGTACAATTGCAATTGATTTAGATAGTGAGACTTTAACAATTCAAGGTACTTCTAATGAAATTGAAACAAGTGCAAGCGGTAATGCTTTAACAATAGGTTTACCTAATGACGTTACTATTGGTAATAATTTAACAGTAACTGGAGATCTTACAGTATCTGGTGATGATATTACTATGGCTACTAATACATCTGGTAATTTATTAATTGCAGATGGAACAAACTTTAATTCTGTAGCAGTTGGTTCATTATCCGAAATATCTACAATAGCTAGTGATGATGTATTCTTAGCAGTAGATACTTCAGGTGGTGGCCTTAAAAAAGTTGCAAGATCAACAGTTGTATCAGGACTTGCTACATCAAGTGCAATATCAAATGTATCAGAAGATACTACACCACAGTTAGGTGGTAATCTTGATATGAATGGTAATGATATTGTTACTACATCAAATGCAGATATAGATTTAGCACCAAATGGAACAGGTAAAGTTGTTGTTAAAGGTAATACTAATCCAGGTACAGTTGTATTTAATTGTGAAAGTAATTCGCATGGGCAAACTGTAAAATCACAACCACACAGTGCTAGTGTTACAAACGTATTAACATTACCTGCAGGTGGTGATCAAGAGATTGTTGGAACAGCAGCTACACAGACTTTAACAAATAAAACTTTAACATCTGCTGTATTAAACA